TGCAGCCATCTCAATATGAATGATTAGTTTTCTATCTACTTTGTCAGGCTTGTCCATACTTGGAAACTCCTCGTAATGTGGTGCTTTAATAATAGTGAATTTCTTCTCTTTTAAGTTCTTCACATATTCTCCATTAACTGCGATACCTTCGACTAGTGACATCTTATTTTGCCCTCCTTTTAGCTTTATTATTAAGTCTGCTCTGCTTTTGTTTATCTGCTAAGGCTTTGAATACTTTCCATGCTTCATGAGGTTCTAATTTGTCGCTTTCTTTTTGTTTCATTTTAGTTCTTCACCTGCTAATTTGTCTATTATTATATTTGTATGAAATGTGCCCTTGTCCAAAACTTCTTCCTTCAACCTTTTAATAAATTCTTTGATGTCTTTTTCTAAATAACCCCAACAATATTTAGGTTTTCCAAACATTGTAGTAACTATTTTCCTTCTATTTTCACTTAAATTAAATTCTTTCATAATCCTATGTGCTTAAATGAATTTCTATATATTTGTAAGAGCCTTGATACTCTATCCAAATAAGAAGACATAAGCTCTCCTTTATGTACTGGTATCACCCTCTTGAATCTCTTCAAAGTTCTTAGGTTCATTCTGTATGTTTTTGTTTCCATTATAAATATAGCTAAGGTTCTTATTATATTAATGTGAGTGCTTAGCTATATGAAACAAAGTGTATCAGACTATATAAATGTATGTTATTACTTTAGAATGTCGATAAGAGCTTGTACTTCTGCTAGTTGTACCTCTAATTGAGCTTTCCTATCTGCTAATTGTGTACTACTAAAAATTCTTTTAACTTCTTGTGTACCTACTTCAGCAGCGTGAGTATCGTCTACTTTAATTATGGCCATATTAAAACACCTCCTTCCAACTATCATCTATTTGAACGTGAGCAGCTTTAACTTCTTTCCATGCGTCATCTACTTGTACTTGTATAGCTGCTACCTCTTTCCATGCGTCATCTACTTGAACTTGAAATAATGTACCAGTTGCAGGTACTAAAGGATAGGCTAATCCATCTCCACTATTATAGAGAGCAGACATGTCATCTGCTGTTAAAACTACATTCCATATACCTAACTCATCTATACTACCTACAAAAGGATTAGAAACTGAGTGTGTTCTCTTACCTATCACACAATTTTGAGCAGTGTTAATTAAATTACCTGTCATAGTTGTAGTTTTATCTGCTGAACCACTATGATAATATATCATAGCATTAGTAGAGGTATCAAAAGTCATACCTACATGAACCCATGAACCAGTTGTAGCGTCAGTCACACCATTTGCAGCTGAAGCAGCACCTGCTATTTGACATTGAAGTACACCTATGGTACCAAAGGCAAAGCTCCTCCCTGAATTATTATCCTCTGCTACTATCCATTGGTCACCATTAGCTGTAGATTTAATCCAACAAGATATAGATAAGTCGCCAGTATCTACACCGAAGTCAGCGTCTCCAACATCGATATAATCTCCACTAGCAAAAGTAGCACTATCATTTATAATACCTGCAGTTCCATAATCTGCGCTATTATTAGTACCATCCCAATTACCTACACTATCTGACCATGTACCACTACTTTCGTCTAATTTATAGTAGGCTTGTAGTCCAGTTGTAAGAGCCATTATGCTGTATATTGTAGATATAGTGTACCTTGTGTGAAGTCTGCTGCTGCTTGAGGTGTCTCTTCAGTACCTATCATAACATTTCTAACAACTGCTGCACCACTTGCGTCAGTGTCATTTGTTATAGTCATTACTCCTCCTGATAATGCTGTTTGAGTTATAGTAGCACCATGAGGGTCTGAAGTATCTGCAGCATGAGTAATATAAGCACCGCTTGTTACTCCATATAATCCTGATAATTCTGCTGAGTATGTTGCTTGAGTGAACGCACCTGATAAAGCTATTGGAAGATATGAACCACTTACTGCAAAGTCTGTAGCTTCTACATGTTGACTAGCTACATAGTTAGTAGTAGTATCATGGTCTACTTGACTAGAAGTATAATATAAAGGTACTGCTCCTGATAAATAAGCTGCTCCTGTTATAGTTCCTGTTGTTGTAATATTATCGTCATCAAAGTTAAAAGTTCCTGCAGAGTGTTGTAGTATATCTGTTGCACCAATCCATTTTATAGTTTTAGCTACTCCTCCATCATCTACACCGAATATTAAATCTCCATCTTGTACAGAGTTTTTCATTGCAAAATCGTCATTACTATTAAATCTAAGCTGTCCGAACTTTGCGTCTGCTAATGGTCCATGATGTAATCTAAGTCTGCTATCCTTTCCAGTAACACTATCTATATGGAGTGCTGTATCTACAGCAGCTGTCATTCCATGAATAACCATAACATCTGCTGCTTCACTTTCATCTACATGTATGTGCATTTGAGTAGTTGCACCACTTAAATATATTGTTGGGTCATTAACTCCTGTTTCTGCAATAGTTAAAATACCATCTAAAGTATCAGTAGTATTAAGTAAGTAAGCACCACTTAAAGCCATGAAGTGAGGGTCTACTTCAGTAGCTGAACCACCTAAACTTTGAGCATTATCTTTTTTAGCTGCTGTTTTAATACCAGAATAATTAGGTAAGAAGACTGCTGCATTGTCAGTAGCCACTGGCTGATTAAAACCTATTAATTTTTTAACAGGGTCTCCTCGTCTACCACTACCACTGCCTCCCATTAGTAAGCCCTCTCGTCCATTTGATTTTTAATTTTAGCGTCTTCCATTTCTTGATTAACTTCTTCAGGCAAGTCTAAAGTATATTCATCGTCGTTAGTAATAGCTGCTGTACCTACTCCTCCAGTCCCACTAGTTCTACCATAATCTCCCATAAAGAATAAAAGAATAAAGACTATTTAATCTTTTGGTTCTTCTACGGGTTCTTCTGGTTCTACTTCATCTTCAGCTACCGCTGCGATTACTTGATTTTCTTCAGTTTCCATTATGATTATTGTGTATTAGAAATTAAGCATACGGCTTTAGGGTCTGTTAATAGAGCTTCTCCGTCTTCCCATACTCTAATCTTCTTACCTAAACCTACGTCATCTACTACTCCACTTGTTAAACCTACTGCTGTCTTCCATGTACATGCTACTTGTGGTTTAACTACTACTGCATAATCTGCTGTAACGTTCTCAGAAACCCTTACATTCAAACCTAAAAAGTTCATAACAACACCGCTGTCTATCTTACTACTAGTGTATCCCGGTATGTTTGCTCCTTTCACGTTTATCATATAAGCTAATAGATTTGAATAGTCTTGTGGTGATAACCATAGGCTTGAGCCTTCTGCGTTGTATCCTCCACTAGTCCAAATCACTCTCTTTGCTTCTAAGATATCTCTAAATGGATTACATGCGTTAGCTCCTGTCTCATCCCATGCACCACTTGTAGTGATTACATTGATGTCAGTAGCTGCAGTGTTTGCTCCTGCTAGGGATTTAGTAACAATGTTAAAAATCCTACTATCCACTTGTTTTGTTACGGCTCTTGTTAATGCTTGTAGTTGTCCTGCAAGAACGTCGATGTCTGCTGTCCTTAAATCTTCAATTGAAATAAAACACTCAGCCATATACTTTCTAGTATAGGATGTATGTCTACTCCATGATTGTTCTAAAGTCACTGGTGTTGCTAAGGGTGCTACGTTCGCTACCCTTGAGGGTGTTGTTGCTGTTAGGTCAGTAGCTGTTCTACTATACCATCTCATACTATCTCCAGTAGTTGTGCTTACTGCACAATCACTCTTGAAGATGTACTCGAACTTACCAAATCCTTTAACAACTTTATCAATGTCTAAGCCTCTGATATCTGCTTGTTCAATTGTATCAGCCATTAGACTTGGTATCCTCCACCACCAATGTTCACGTATATTTGTACTGCGTCTCCACTTGTTCCTGCTTCTAGTGCGTGACCAATAATAGCCGCTCCACTACTTGTTGCTGCAGGTACAAAAGTTAATTGGTTATATATTGCTACAGGGTCGCCTATATTAACGTTCCCTGAACAAATTATATCAAATACTCCTCGCATAAAACACGCGATTTCAGTTCTTCCGTCATTAGCTACTTTCTCTCTAGCTGCTATACCCGCAATCATTGGGTTCTCTGCTAAAGATACGATAGCTGTTCTTGGGTCTGTTAGAGTTAAGATGGCCCCTTTCTCTATAGTTGTACCATCTGCTACACTATAGGGTAATGGGTCTTCTATTCTAATTCTTAAATTTGCATTCGCCATACTTAATAAAGAAATACATTGTTTAAATAATTATCTAATTATTCGGTAGAGCGATTAACTGATAACCTTTCATGATTACACCTATAGTAGCTAGTATAATTAAGTATAACATACATGCTTCTAAGAATGTGAACATTATATAGCCTCTTGCTTAACACCTGTTTCATTCATTATTCTAACAGGGTCTGTTTTAATTCCAATAGGTACTATCTGTAAGTTGTCCATAGATACAGGCATTTTAGCTTTAGCTGTAGGGTCTTGCTCAGGTATCTTTTGTAGGTTCAAAGCCTTTCTTAAAGCCCATTGTTGTTTATCTAAACCATTAGGTGCAGGACTTCTCTTACTACCTAAGGTATTAATTACTAAAGGTAGAGCGTCGTTAGGTACAACAAATCTGTATAAATTAATAGGTTCTAACATACCTTTTATTTCTTGAGAGAACTTCTGTCCATTAGGTGAAGTTGCATTAATAAAAAAACTCTGTCCTTGCATATGTATTTCGTGTAACTTCATCCAGTGCATAGCACCTGTAGCCATATACCAATATTCAGCCATTAAGTATTTCTCCCCTCTTAGCTGCTTGTGCATACTCTTCATCTGTTATTTCTTTCTTCTCTACTGGAGCTGCTACATCAGGAGTACCACTTAAGATACGTTCTCCCATAACTTCTCTAGCCTCATCGAGTTGTGCTCTAAGTTCTTTCATGCCTTTCTCCATAGCGACATTTAAATCCTTAGCCTCTTGTAATGTACTGAGTTTCTTTTCTATAATAGTTTCTTTTTTTATTTCTTCTACCATATTAGAATTATAGTATATATCTTTATATATCTTTCTATTGTTCAAGTTCTAAGTCTTGTTCTTCACCTGCGTCTACTGCTTTTATTGCAGCTTGTACATCTGCTGTAGTTAATCCCTCTGCGAATTTAATAGCTTCTGCTATTCTACTATCTTTAGCGTCTATCTGATTTTGTAGATTAACTCTTACTTTCTGACTATCACCTGTTATATAATCCCAGAAGTAGAATGTAGAATATAATTTTAATGCTTCTTGTCCAGATACTAAAGCGTCCTTATCTGCATTATAAAGAGCTATTGCTCCCTCTGGGTCTAGTCCACTAATCATCCATCTTGCTATCTTCTCATTTCTTTCAGTTCCCATAGCTGTAGCTTCTGAATTAATGTTAGCTATCTTCTTACCTATTGCTCTTTGTGAATATAAACCTAAACCTACTATTGCTTCTTTTAATCCTAAAGTCAATCCTCCAAAATTAATAGTTTTAGAAAACGCCTTTTTAATAAATCCCCTTGAGGCTGCTATAGTTAATCCCTCTTTAGCTAAAAGTTTAGCTCCTGCTCTTTCTCCTGCAATAGCTAAACCTCCTCCTGAGGCTGTTAAAGCTAAATCTGTAGCTAAGTCTTCAGCACTACTTGCTTCACCTGAATATAATACTGAACCATCTGGTTGTAATCCGGGTGTACCTGCTTCTACAACTTCTCCTTTATCTTCTGCTGCAGCTTGATTACCTGCTAATATAGCATTTTGTGTTTCTTTTAGTTTCTGAGCTGCTGCTTGTGCTGAGACTTGTTCTTCTCTAGCCTCCTTGTCAGCTTGTCTTTTGAATGTATACTCATTAGAAAATACATCATTCTTTAAGATGTCTCCTTGAGCTTCTAATCCTCTTGCTTCTCTCTTATCCAAAACAAATGATTTGTTAGGGTCAGAGCTATCTTGTAAGAAGCTCAAGTTCTTTGACTGCTCTCCTCGCTCAGCTGCTTCTGTTACTTTCTTTCTCTTACTTCTGCTTATTTTAGCCATTAATAATCTACCTTGACATCTTCGCCATCTTCATAAGTAGTTGTTACGTCAAAAGTCTTGTAACATCTATCGTCGTCATTGTCAGTGTATTTAAGTTTAACATCAAAATCAATTATTGTTTTATCGTCGTCGTATGTAACACTGAAATCGTCATAAACCTTTCTAACTTCTAGCTCTTCAAAGTCATACTCATCGTGATTACACTTAATTCTATCATTATCTTCATATTCAATTAAGAAATCTGCTACTGCGTCTTCTAATAGTGTATCCATTGTATTAACTTCTACTTCTACTTCTGTAACTACTTCAATAGTATTGTTGATATATTCAGTCTCTATAATAGTATCTGGGTTCGCAAAGTATAAACCTCCGAATAAAGCTAGTACTGCTACTAAGACCAAACTTACTGCTGCTGTTGTATTGTTCATTTTTTTAACCTCCTGTGTTTATTTAGTTGTTTTAAGTATTGAGGGTGTAGGTATAGTAACTCCGACTATTAATGCTATTAAGGCAAATATGATACTTCTCATAGTTCCATTAATTCCATAGCTCATAGCAAATATTTCTAAGATAGTTAAGCATACTATCGCAATAGCTCCTAATCTCCAATCAATCTTTTGTTTTTTTGTTGTCATTATGCTTCACCACTTCCTGCGGTTACGTCGTTAGGTTGAAAGCCGACCTGTCCTGTATTCTTTGCTTCGTTCTCCTGCATACTCTCCATCATGCTTCCCGGCTTATTAAATGTAATCTTTATAGCTAACTGGTTCCATAAGTCTAATTCTAGCTCAGTTGTCTCTCTTGTATATATTGGTTCAAATGTGATATAACTAACTTTAGCTCCTGCTTCTGTAGCTCCAGTCTCTCCTCCCATGATAACTCTAGGAACTCCTATACTCATATAGAAATCGTCGTCGAGGTATTTGAGCCATGTAATAACTCCATTAGTATCTAGTTGCCCATGAAAGTCTTTAGCCTCTGCTACTCCCTTTGGTAATATTAATACATCTCCTTTTTCTATTGCGTCTTTCCATTGTGCCTTTAATGCTGCTATCTTAGTTGAGTTATCTGTATCAACTTCTATAACTCTTATAACTCCATTTCTCTTAACCATCTTTCTATGCGCTCTCTTACATTCTTCTGTAGCTTCTATATTCCATTGAATAGCCTCTACTGCTGATACTCCGTGTATCTCATTTGCTACTCTATCGTTACACAAATGTAGTATTTGATTTGGTTTAAACTTCTCTGGTTTCCCTCTAGCATTGTATTCATACCTTATAATTACATTTGACCTATTAACTACATGTCTCATATATTGTGGGTTTAATGGTTTCATATTAATTATCTTCCCAGTCTTAGGATGTCTTATAATCTGAGCGTAAGCGTCACCTGCTATCTTTTTCATTACTATCATATTCCATAATATACTTTGAAATGTGTCTTCACCCCATCCATGTATATCGTCTAATTCTACATTTGTTAATTCACTATCTACTAGATATCCTTGACCTAAAACCCATGTAGCATATGTATTAAGAGAGTTCTTAATCTTAGCTATTGCTTTATAATCTCCAAAGTATTTAGTGAAGTTAACGTTATCGTAATAAGTCTCATTCTGGTCAGCTGCTGCATCTGGAGATACTGGGTCTATCTTATAGTCTGATATTGTTGTCGGTGTTGTTGTTGCACTTGGGTTTAGTTCAGCCATTATAAGTCTATCCTGAATGGAACGTGTAGTTCCAGTTTAGTTGTGTTTGCGTCTGGTATTGTTTGTGAGCTATCTGTATCATTCCTATCTTGTGGGTCTGCTCCATAACCATAAGACAATAGTCCTGCTGTCCCTGTAGTAGAAGCCCATAAGGGTATTGATAATCTAAGGGTATCTCCACTTTTAAAATGTTGTACACCTGTAGTCTCAAACTTCATATTCATAGTCTTACCCTCTAAAGCGTCATTAGCTGCTGCAGTATATATATCAGAACTTGCTGTAGCTAAGATAGTTTCAGTAGTTCCGTCATAGTGTATAAGTGTAGCTCCTGATACTTGTACTAAAGGTAAGCCATCTCCTGTCCCTGCACCATGTACTCCTAAAGTAAGAGTTAAATAAGCAGTTCCTTTTAGGTCTTGCTCTTTATTAAATTGAACATCAAAGTCAGTGTTTAACTTTTCAGCCCATGCAGCTGCTCCGGCTAAAGTACCTCCTGATATTACTATTTGATTAGAAAAAGGTGTTTGTCCAGTTAGGTAGTAGTCAGCAGTTCCAATAGAACTAGAAGTACATCCATAGAATATCTTAACACCAGTACCATCAGCTATATCAGTATAATCATATGTAGCTATTGCGTCAGGTGCAATAGGTGGGAAGTTCTGAGGTAGAGATTTAGTCATTATGAGATACCGAGATAAGTCTTATTCTTATCGTCCTTTATCAGTCCTTTAATTGTATTAATATTGTTCTCTAATATATTCAATCTTAAGGTAGCTGCATTGTTTCCAATAGCTTCAGGTTCATAACCTATAATCTTCTGAGCTATATGTGAGGCACATAGGTCTTGCATAATCTCTTTTCCGTTAGCTGTTAAAGTAGCCCAATTAGTAATAACATCATAACGAGCAATAGCACAAACCATATTCTCAGCCTCGTCGCTCCATGCGTCCATTAAATCAGAAGATGAAGTTATGATAGCTGTATTGACATTAGCACCGGCGGCCCCCTTTGCTGCTCCGCTGTCACAGATAGTCCAAGTCATTTCTCAGCTAACCTCCTTATCTGATTTGTTAAGTCTTTAAGTGCTGAAATCATTAAATAATCTATCTCATCTACCTTATATATCTCTTTCTTTATCTTTGGTTCTACTTTATCCATGTTATATGTAGTCTATACCTATATTTATAATTTTCTCTTTATCAATCCATGCAGCCCTTATCAGTCCCTCCACTATATGAGAGTAGTTTCCGAATATATGCATGAATGGCTTACCTTTCTTATCATTAGTGAACTCATACTGGATACTCTTAAACGACTGGAATATGTTCTCGTCATCTAATAAGGTAATCTTCTTTTGTTCCATTAGTCTAAGCATATTGAAGTATAAGTCTTGTTTCAGCATACGTGTCTTTCCTGCTTCTGAGTTCTTAGACCATGCGTTCTTCTTGTAATCTATTAGCTTCTTACTATTTCTCAGAGCTACTACCTTACGTCTAGTACTCTCTTCTGTTATTAACATGTCAAATACACCAATTCCGATACCCTCATCATCTACATATATCTTCTTAAAGTCATAAAGGTCATTTAACCCTTTAATATGCTTAAAAGTTGATGTTAGGAGCGTCTTTTTGGTTATCTGATTGTCTACATGGGTTAAAACGCCATTTTCGCCTTTTTTCAGTATTTCGAACGTACTTTCGTCTAATCCGAGCCGTGCGATGTCAACTCCTAGTGCATAAGTCCTGTTTTTCTGTATTATATTAGGTCTTTTGAGTTTCATAACCTTGTGAATGAGTTCATCAGAGAAGAATTGTCTTAAATCGTCTACGAACTGACCAAGATACTCTTGAGCGAACTGCAGAGCTGACATGTCTTGCTTTTCTTGTTCAATAAACTCTATCGCACCCTTTCGCTTCTGCTCAGTCCAATCACCCTCTATCTTCCTATCATGATATACATCCCAAGTCGTAGTATTCCAAATCTTAAATCTCTTGTTCTTGTTAAGCCAACAATCATAGAAGTAGCCTTGCCTACCGAATGGTGTACTACACATCCAGATTTGGCCCCCAGTAGTTGCAAGAGTAGGTTTAGCAGCAGTCCACATAAGCTCAGGCATTCGTGAGGCTTCATCTACTATTAAGACATCGCCTGTGAAACCTCTAACTGCGTCTCCAGTGTTTCCGACTGGACGAGCTAGTATCTGAGACTTGTTAGTTAGACGTATCTTGTTCTTAGTAGGTGACTTCTTTCCTTTAGCAATCATACGTTTGTCAGTCTTCTCGAGATAGTCTAAAGTCATAATGATAATTAGCTGAGCTTGGTCTTCAGTAAGAGAGACAACTATAATCTTGCTGTCTGGATGGTCTAGCATATACTTACCTGCCTTATTAGCGAAGATAGTAGTCTTGCCTACTTGACGTCCAGTGTTTAGTAAGATGTTACCACTATGTTCTAGTATTTCTTTTTGCCAAATGTCTAATTCCATTTTAACTATCCAGTTTGTCTACCATCTTTTGAGCAGTCTTGATATACTCTCGCTGTATCTTTAATCCGTGTTCGGAATTACGAGCAACGTTCTTTAAAGCCTCTAGCTCTTTCTTCCACATGTCCAAGTCCTCTGGTATAATGGTGAACTCTTCTGTTTCCTTTTTCATTTTATAATAAAAGAAAAAGTATTTAAATAACTATGTATACATAAGTATGAGGGGAGCTATTTCTAACACATCTTTTATTCCTCCCCTTTTCTTTTTTAACTAAAAGAAAAAGCGATTTTGATAATTTGATTTTGGATTTTCTTTTTATAATATTTTAAAAGAATTGTCTGGAGGGTGCGGCGTTATCCGGTGTACCGAATAACTATCGTCGGGTTTTGTGTTTTTCTACCCTACCCACAGCTCATTAGTACCCCTGTGGGTTGTGCGAACCTTTCAGTAAGGGAACAATAGGGGTTATACGAACCATACGTTTAAGGAAGAAGAAAGCCTCTGAACAGGCTATTTGTGGGGGGGCAAATAGCCTGTAATTCCCACACTCACTAATTTAAAGGAGCGAATGCTATGTTATTGGCTGTAATTGGGTTGTGCGTACACAGAAATCGTAGATTTCTGAAGTCTCCTAACTACTTAAATACAACGATTAACGAGCGGAGCGAGTTTTAATTAGTGAGTGGTACTAATACTTTAAATAAAACGATTAATACATAACATAACAATCAATCTATGAGGCTTAATAATCCGTGATACGTCTCCTCTACCTAGCCCCCTATATTGTCCAATTCTCTTAGTTTGACGAGTAAGTGTGTTGTACACTAATATATATATATATACTTTCTTTTCTCTCTTTGGTTCTTTCTCTCTTTTCTTTATCCATTGGAAATAGAGGTTAATATAGATAAGTATATATAGTCCTATATATTCTTCTTTGTATGAAAAAACATGTAATGGTAACATTGGATAGTTCTCATGTAGCAACAGCTAAGGAAATGGGCCTTAATGTAAGTGCTATAGCTAATAGTGCATTGTATCAAAAAACAATAAGAAAGAAAAAAGACTTACCTGAACAGGCTTTAACTATGAAGTGTACTGAATGTGGTAAGGAAATAGATTATGGTTTCTTATGTCAAGAACTAGATAAGTTCTATTGTCAAGAATGCCAAGATAAGTGTAATATGAGAAATCATCCACATATGAATGGTGAACATCAACACATAAGAATACCCGGATATAGTGGACAACATACGGAATTATTAAAATGAATATAAAGATAACCAAAGAAAAACCTGGATTTTCTTTAATTGAGCATGGTAAGAACGTTGTTATGGTTCAATTCCCTAATTGTATTTCTAAAGTTACTAATAAACCATTTAAATGGATGCCTACCTACAAGGAACTAGACGCTATTAAAAGAGCATTAGCTGAGATAGAACGTGAGAGTTGGTACTCACATGTTAATGAAGTTGTAGAAGTGTTAAAAGAAAAATAATAAAAAAAAAAGAGTTTATTGATTAAGACATATATTCTGTATATACTACTTCGTTATCTATATAACAATCACATATTTGTTCGTATTCCCAATATATATACGCTTCATAACCTGCACAAATATTGTAAGAACATTCATTCTCATATTCTATATCTTGTGTGCCTATATTATAAGCCCAAACTATGAATACACTTGATAATACAAACAGAATAATAAAGATTATTGCTGTTACTTTCCATCTATTCATTCTTTAACGTACAAAACTTGTTTGGTATTACCTGCAATCTTCATACTTGCTACTTCAAATTCAAACATCTTACCTATCCATCCATCCATTTCATATCCCTCTTTCTTAACTATAGCTTTAATGCTTGTTTTGTTAGGATACCAATCTAATTGAGCAGCGTCTGCAGCCATCTCAATATGAATGATTAGTTTTCTATCTACTTTGTCAGGCTTGTCCATACTTGGAAACTCCTCGTAATGTGGTGCTTTAATAATAGTGAATTTCTTCTCTTTTAAGTTGTTCACATATTCTCCATTAACTGCGATACCTTCGACTAGTGTCATCTTATTTTGCCCTCCTTTTAGCTTTATTATTAATTCTGGATTGTTTTTGTTTATCTGCTAAGGCTTTGAATACTTTCCATGCTTCATGAGGTTCTAATTTCTCGCTTTCTTCTTGTTTCATTTTAAATCTTCACCTGCTAATTTGTCTATTATTATATTTGTATGAAATGTGCCCTTGTCCAAAACTTCTTCCTTCAAC